TCTTTCTGCCTGTAGCAACCTTACTATCAAATCCAGAGCATGCTGCTAACCCACCAGATTCTAGTGATGTCAGTCTATTGATGCCAGGAAATCTAAAGTTTGTGTGTGCACCATTGTGATATACAATGGAATATCCTGCGGGTTTGAGTGAACAACTCTTCCATGTGCTACCAAATGATACTGTTCTATAATGAACTTGATATGTGTGACCACACTCCCGTATAATATCTTCATATCCTGCTACTTTCCCGTTGGGATTGTCTTTGATATGTGCAGATATAATATCATCCTGTGTCTCTACCATGATTTCAGTGGTAGGATCAGGATCATTGCCAAATATTTTTTTACCTTCTCTTGCTGATTTGCATGAATATACTGTTACACCGAACTGTGATATACTTTGTCCGAATGAATATTGAGATATTCTCGCATCAGGTGTAGTAGCGAGTTCTTGCATTTCAATCCTCTGCTAGTTCAGCACTAAGTGCTTCAAACTGGTCGTCAAAGTCATCTTCACTGAATATATTAACAATTTGTGCTGCAGACAATGTAGGATCTACATGAGTCTCTTCCATTATTGATTGATTCTGCCTATGTTTCATCAATTCAACCATATCTACTGATTGCTCTACACCCATCATTTGTGCTAAAACTTGTTTACTATCATCCATGTTGCATTCTGCTAGTCTTGAGTTTTCGACAGCACTGTATACGTATTGTGCAATTTGGAATCTTATAGGTTCCTCATGGTCTGGTCTCATAGAATCTAAATCCATGAACAGAGGACCGTACCACTCATCGTTATTAAGTGTACCATCATTATAGAATACTTGGAACTCCCCAGTGTCAATGTCGTAATTTTTCACGACAAAGGTTGGTGCTACCTCTGCATCTAATCTAAATTGTGGGTCTATGTCTTCTAGTGACATAATAATTCTCCTAAGTTAATTTACTTTGTTGCCACGGATGTCGCCATTACCATCACCCTCTGCGGAATCTTTATAATTCCATCCATCAACAGCATTTCCTGCAGATCCTTTTGTTCCACCTTGGTTATTTTGTGGATTGTTGCCATCAAGACCAAGACCACCACCATTACCACCAGATCTAGCGGATCCTGCTCCACCAGTTCCACCTTGTCCACCACCATTTGCTTGACCAGATTGTGCTCCATTACCACCGCTAGAACCGCCAGGATATCCTGCACCACCGCCACCGCCACCACCAGAGGTGTTGTTAGTGACATCATATTGATTGGTACACTGGTTGCCTTTCATACAGTTATTTGTTTCTGTAATAGTTTGAGTAACCGTGCCATTTCGACCTCCAGCTCCACCACCACCGCCTCCTGCGATGATGCCACCATTGTCTATGATGAATGGTGTTCTAGTATATAGTGCTCTTTGTCCGTTTTGACCGTTAGATGCTGAGTTTTGTCCTGCATTACCACCACTACCACCTCTAGCAGATATTCTAGCACCACTCTCTAATCTAAGATAGACTTTAGAATCACTACTAAAACTACCAAGATTTACTTGTTGACGACTTTTATTAGAAGTAACAGTAAGTAAACCCTTAATTTTATTACCACTGTAAAAATTAGATATCCACGATGCTAAATCAAAATTACCAGAACTATTAGTGTTTAGATCATGTTTGAATAAGAAATGCTCACCTTCATGAACAAGATTCCACGAACCACCTGACTTAACATGGACTTCCTTGACATCATACCATGACCCACCATCTTTTATGTTAACGTCTTCAATATATTGCCACGAACCATTATGTTTGATACGAAGGTGTTTGTCAAGTGCGTCCCTAACATTAGTTCCTGTGTTTGTTGTATCGTAAGGTATTGCCATAATTTAGAGATTATATTTTATAATGGATGTCTCCATTGTTTCCACCACTAGGACCTGAAGTAGATATTGTTCTTGCACCATATGCGTTTTGAGCATCAGTTCCGAATGTTGTTGCGGTAATAGTGCCAACACCAATATTTAACCCATTAAGTAAGTTGGTGCTAGGATTATACAACAAGTGAGCATTATCAGTATCAATATACTGTCTATTATATCCTCCATCATTCTGTGCTGAGAACGTTACCTGATAATCAGTGTTACCATTTACTTCATCAATATTTATGTTGTCTGCGTTAGTTGCAGTTCCAGATGTATTCTGGTTACCACCAATATTAACGCCAGGTAGATCTATGTTAGCACTACCATTAAACGATACACCACCAATATTTCTAGGAGTTGCTAGTGTTGTTGCGGTGTCTGCGTTACCTGTCAAGTTAGTAGCAGTTAGTGTTCCATTGACTGAAAGATCATTAAATGAACTGGATCCAGTGCTTGCAGTTACGTTACCAGTCAGTGCACCAGTGAATGTAGTTGCAGTGACTGTGCCTGAGAAATATCCATTTCTCCAGTCGTTTGCTGCACTACCAATATCTCTAGTTGTTCCAGATGGTACAATATCAGAGTCAATTAATGCACTGATAGTTACAGTGTCATTTGTATCACTACCAATATCGGTGTCACCATTGACTGTTAAACTACCATCAGTTACAACGTTACCTGTAGATGATGCGACTGTAAACTTGTCAGTAGTTCCATTTCTAACTGCAAAGTTTGCATCAACATCCACTGTGTCATTAAACTCAGATGTGCCTGTGACTGTTAGATTGCCACCAAGTTCAGTAGCACCTGTTCCTGTTACTCTTAGTGTACCAGTTGACTGTATGTCTAGTCCTAGTCCGTTCTTAAGTTGTAAGTCTCCTGCACCATCAATCCATGTTGATCCAGACGCACTACCACCTGTAATTTGTAAGTTACCAGTATCAGATAAACCAAACTTTGCCCATGCAGCACCAGTCCAGTAATAACCTAATTGATTACCCGCTGAAATGTTACCTAAGAATCCAAAGTCACCTGTGTTGGCAGCATTAGAAGTGCTTGGTGTTCCTGTTACAACGTTAATTTTCTTAGTTGCTTCGTTGTTTGATGCTTCACCTTTGATTGTAATATCACCAGCTTCTAAGTTCTTGCTAATGATTACATCTTCATTGACTTCAATACTACCTTTGAATACACTGGTTAACTGTGTATTCTCAACTGTAATCTTATCCCTAACAATGATTTCATCAAATACAGGACGTAAGTTTGCAGTCTCACCAACAATTGATAGTGATGGTGTATCAAGTGATGCTTCTTCACCAGTAACAGCAGAGATTCTAGTGTTACCAATAAACAAGTCACCATTACTGTTAAGACCAGAGTAGAATGCGATACCACCGTTTTCCTTCTGTGACTGTGCCAGTAGTGTCTCAGCATCAGTAAGAACTCTATTCTGAACTGAGGGTAAACCAGTTGAATAGTTACCTGGTCCGAAACCAACGTATTCAAATGTGTGGTTACCCGATCTTAGAATACTAGGTCGTCTAAGTTCAGTTGCTGTTCCACCTGTAGCATTAACCTGTACCATACGTAAGGTTTTGTCAACTTCAGATGCATCTCCATCTCTTGCTTCAAGACTAATATAGTTTGTTTGTGCAGGGTTTCCAGATCCACCAGAGTTTGCATATGAGTTATTACCTTCCTCAACATATGTGTTTACTGCTTCTTTTGTAATTGATAGAGATAGATCCTCTATTCCAGATCCATTAGTAGTCTCAACTAAACCAACAGTAATATTACTTGCAACAGATGTCGCTGCACCTGGATCTTCAATTGGATTATCCTTATCTAAGGTAGGATATAAGTTGTTGATATTCTGTGCAAATGAGAAGTCTGATAGGTTACCATTTGTAGGTGATATACTACCTTTCAATACAGTGACGTAGTAAATACCATCTTGAACTGACTGCTTAAGTTCTTGTGCTACTTCTATATCATAGATGTAGTAAACGTTTGCGTAGTTTGTAACACTATTCCTAACTTGAATTACATAACCATTAATCGGTTCTCTTGACAATGCTGAAGAATTATCTACAGTATAACGCATTCTATATGTTCTATCTCTAGATGATCTGTTGTCAGCAATACGTTGAGTGTATGAAGATCCAGTAAATAATGAGTTGGCATAGAATGATTCATTACCCAAATGGTAGTGTATACCTCTATAGTTTGTTGTACCATTTACAGTGCTGTCACCAGATGTAGCAGCAGTTACCCTGACATACCAGTTTTGATGATATGTGTCATATTGTAGTGGATGATTAGTGTCACCAGGTGTAAACTGTTGCTCTGTTACATTAGTGTATGTTGCATCTGTGGGTGATGCACTACCATCTGGAGTTACCAGTGCTGCAAATGTTGACTGAGTTGATCCATCTATCAATGATACGTATAACTTATCTTGTTTTCTAGCACCAATACTGAAACCCTGTAGTTTATATGGGGGTTTAGTTGCAACAGATGTATATCCATAGAGATATAGTCTCGTGTTAACTGCACCAATATATGCCCATGTAATCTCATTATCTACGACAACCCCAGATGTATGAACAGGACCTCCTCCTGCTCCTGCTGTAGATCCAGATCCTGCAACTGCTGTTGCTAAGTATGCATTACCACCATTAACTACTGAGTCGCCAACTGATATACCTGATTGGTTGATAGCCCAGTTACTATTACCTTGTGATGCATTGTCTTGTATTTTCTGTACGTCAAGTGCAACATAACCAACAGGTATTTCACTGACAGTTCCTTTGTATGCTGCTTTACCAGAACCAGATGTTGCACCATTTAAGTTTCTATATCCTCTGTTTAGTGTTAACTCTCCACTTGTACCGTTGACTGCAGTAACAAGGTAGGATTCTATGTTATCTGAGGTTTCAAATCTTACATAATCACCAGCTACAATGCCATGAGTATTATTAGTAGCAGTTACACTAACATTATCGAAGGTAGTAGTAAATGTAGTTCCACTTATGAGTGCATAAGTTCTTGATAATTTTTGTGGAGGAATAACGTGAGTGATCGTTCCAGCTTTATCCTGTGTAAATGGTGCACCTTTAAATCCTTTTGCTCTTAATGCACATGAACCAAAGTTACTGTTAGAGTTAGTAATTGATTGGTCACCACCAGACTCAGCAACAAAGTGATCAGCAAATCCAACAGCAAACACTGACACCGCCTGTATAACTGAGTCATTTGATGCTTTGACGTGGAAGTTTCTATATGATGCTTTGTATATACTATCCCCATCAGTGTGTGATCCTGCAATGTATGCTGATCCATCCCATTTGATGAATGCATTATCATCTTTCTGTAGTGATACACCAGTAAACTGAGCAACAACCATAGATTTAAATCCAGTTGCTTTACTACCATCAGCATGCATACCTTGCATGCCCCATGTAGAACGTAGAGATATATTAAAGATGTATGGTGATGAACTATCAACGTTGTCAACTTCTACTTTTACCGTTGATCCACCCGCAGTTGGGTTACCAGATGGTGCACCTGTATTAGGGTTCTTAATAATATATCTAAAGGTTGTAGGTGTTGGTATCGCACTGATAAAGAAAGATCCATTAAACCTTGATGCGTCAGTTCCTGTCACGCCCTCAACTAAAACGGGAGTTCCAACAGAGAACCCGTGAGCATCAGTCGTAGTGACTTCTGCAGTTGTTGTGAACACGTTTGTGCTAACAAAGTCAGTAACAACACTACCAATTGTTTTAGGACCTGCTGTATTAGGACCTACGATTCTATTCTCTTCTACTCTTGCCTGTAATTCGTCAGCAGATATAACACTTGTACTGTCAGGTATGTCCTGCCATGCTTTTGCTACCTTCTGATAGTATAACTGAAGGTCAGTAACAGATAATGCATTACCATCTGTGCCATTTGTGCTGCTTAATGTATTCTTACCATCAGCATACTCAAAACATGTTAGTTTATGGTGAGAAAATGTTGGGGGTGACGCTGCACTTGGTTGTGCAGGGTCTTTATATACACCCTGTGATATACCATCGAAGAAACTAAACTGCCAGAAATAACATCCACCAGTAACTCTGAATACTGCAGAATTAGCAATAGATCCAGATGCAGGATCAGGAACATATAGAGGACGTAATTTAGTCTTACGTAAGTCCATACCTACGATAGATGTACCTCTAGGAACTATTACACCACCTTCTGTTGAGTTAAATTTATATAATATGTTATCAGGATTGACATTACCACTGTCGTCTACTAAACTAACATCGCTAGATCCACTCAATTCAGCGATATCAGCAGGAATAAATGCCTGTCCAGATGTATTTGTGCCTGGTCTGTTATCAATAACATAATCGCCAGGATATAATACTATACTAAAAGACTCAAATGTATCGTTAAACTGTCCACTTTTATATGAAAATCTTGCTGCCTCAATTAACGCCCTTTGTATACTCTTGAAAGGACGGTTTGGAGAGTTACCTCTATTGTCAAAACTATCTGATGCATCGAAATCATCAGAGTTGACGTATAAGCAACGTCCAGTTTTTGATGTAAAGACGTTTTTTAGTCTAGTAAGTGCCATCTTTTAATGCTCTGTTATGAAGGAATTTCAGCCTGTTCTTCTAATCCGACTAAGGTGAAGGTAACTGCTCCAGTTGATTCTACATATAACGATTGATAAGTACCAAGGAGAATTCCACTTATCTCTTTGATATCATTGTCAGCAACTGCTAAATCATTGGCGATTATTTGCTCAGTGGTTGTCGTTGCTACACTAGATACCAACAGTTCAACACCATTATTATCAATAAATTCTGTAGCTGGTGTTGTATTTCCCGCTGCAGCATATCTAGTTTGTGTTGTTGTAACAGGTCTCCAAAATTTACTTAAGGATCTTTCAACATTGTTATTACCTAGTTCACGATTTTCAGTAGCAGTATCATATATGTTTGCATAATCTAAATTATTTCTAAATTCACGATTCAAAAAGTATATCGTTCCACTTAAAGGATCAAAATATCTTACCAAACCAGACCATCCTAAAGTTCCACCAGTTCCTGCATGTGAAGGACCTACAGCACATGATGCACCACCCGCACCAGTAAAGGTTGTATCACCTGGCACATCCAATCCTAATGGATGAGACATATTTCTTAACCATAGTCTTCCATTAGATGTATCATGATATTGCAATATAGCGGTTTGTGCTGAAGGACTTCTATTACTGTTTGTCCAAGATATTACTTCTCCTACCACAAAAGTTCCACTTAAAGAACTATAGTCTATAACGATTGAGGATGTATAACCAGTTTGCTGACCATTGCCAAGAACAAAACCAGTATAGTTTGAAGGAGCACCAGGTTGTGCTGAGGGAGCATCTAATTGTATAACGTCTGATTGCTCTACTATAGCGACTTTTACGTTGAGTGAACCACCTGTATTGTTTGAAATAAACAATTTACCACTCATTAATGTGGCACCAGGACACGTGTAAATGTTGTACCCATTAGGTGCAACGGTATTACTTCCTGCAGCAAGCGTTTGGTTAGTATATTTTGAGACTGTAGGAGTAAATGTTGCTAAGACTCCATTTTGTTTGGTCGCCATTGTTTTAAATTAGTTAGTAAAGAACACTCTTGCTCTGGAAACTCCTCCAGAAGTAGCATAGTTTAAGGTAGTTGTACTGTTAGTTATAGGATCCGTAAGAACCACTTCTCTAGCACTGATTTTACCACCAGTGTTGTTTGATGCATCAGTGGTTACTATTACCAAATCTCCATCAATATTAGCATTACCAGATACATCCAGTCTTTGACCAGGTGATTTGCCAACACCAAGATTGGCATTAGCATCTAGTATCATTTCATCAGTTCCAACGCTGTTAGTAAAATGTGTTCCTATGGCAGCAGCACCCTTTTGAAGGATAAACTTACCCGCAGATCCATTTCCTGCAATGATTGTTGAGCCTGTAGAATATATAGACCCTTCAACTTCTAGATTATACGTGGATGCTGCTCTACCAATACCGAGTTTGGCAGATGCGGATGAACCAAGTTGGAACGTAGTTCCACTTGATGCGGTGATGTTGCCACCACCTGTAATGTTCCCCCCGAATACTGCATTGCCATTAGCACTATCCAAAGTAAACTTATCAGTAGCAATAGTGATGTCGCCACTGCCTGTGATAGATGTGACAGCATCTATAGCACCTCCAATTGTAATTCCTGTTGCAGTTGTTGTAATACGGTCAGCACCGTTATGTAGTATCTTAGAGTATGCAGGAGAAAATACTGCAAAATCAGTTCCTGATACGCTATTAATTTCAATATAATTGCAATAAAGTCCCAGTGCAGGACCTGTGTGCTTTATCCAAGCTACACCACTAGCAAAATGTTTAATTACAAAATCATCATCATCTCCCAGTCTAATCTCTTTATCATCAACCAGGTCTATATGGTCGTTCAAAATGAGATCACCAGTAACAGTTGCACCCTGACTAATAATCAGTGTGTTAGAAAATGTTGTTGATGCAGCAAATGTAGCAGCAGCATTAACAGTCAAACTATCATTACTAGCGTCACCAATAGTTGCATTACCAGAAGTTACAAAACTTTCTATTGATAATGATCCTGTAAATGTAGGAGATACAATAGTTTTGTTCTCTAGTGTTTGAGTAGTTTTTAATGTAACTAACTCATCAGTTGTATTAGTTTGTCCTTCTAATGAAGGGAAAGAATATGTATTTGTCAAACCCGATGTCAGGTTTGTTGAACTAAACTTTGCTACCTTTGTCTCATCTACTGAGTTAGGTACGATGAAATTGAGATCATTAATTGCTAAAACAGACCCCAAACGTATCTTACCAGTTCCCTGTGCAGATAGTTTAAAGTCTAAATTTTGGTCAGCGTCATCTCGTGCTTCTATATTAAGAGTGGTTCCAACTTTCTGTAAATTTAATCTTGCATCACCCATCGCAAGACCAACCTGTCCTTGGGTCTCAGAAAATACACCTGTTTTAGTTTTGCTTTCAAAACGAACACCAGGTGATGAATATGTTCCAGAAGGAACTGCAGTAAAAATACTTCCTACTGCGGATCTTTTATTTTGGTCGGTTGGATCTGAATTATCAAGTAATAGAAGAGTATCAGATGATGATACTTGGTCTGCACCTAATAATGTCAAATCGGAGATCTTACGAGTTGCCACTACATACCCACAATAATACTATCAAGTATATTTATACAGTTTTTTTGAAGGTAAAAAATCCTTCACTACCTTGCCAGTATCCTTTGTCCCAAGTATGGTATTCTTTTTCATATAATCGTGCTTTACTCTCTAGTGGATCACCTTTCCATTGACACTCTGGTTCAGATTCTCCCTCAAAATATTTTTCCCTCCATCTGAAACACATATCACATGCAGGGTTATGAACTATTATTAAGTCAGGTGACACATATTCTATCTCTACAGTCTGTTCTCTGTATGGTTTGTCCATGTAACTATAACGAGACGATGTATGATATTTGTATTCATCAATCTTCTCGTGTTTTACTATTATATGTGCCCATTTTGTAGGATTTGATGCTGCTTGTGTCCAATTATCAAACTCACCCTCAAACCATTCACAAAAGGTATCACTCAAGTTCTGATAAGTCTGCATCGCTAGGCATAGTTTTGTTAAGAGTATCTAGAGGTTTTTTAGACATCATTGGACTATCTGCATGAGGTACAACAGTCTGTCTATTTTTTAGTGCTTCTGCTGAAATTTTCTTGACTTTTCCTTTATTCGCTTTGCATTTTTTGATTGTTTCAATAGCGTCACCAACAGTGACAATATTTCCTGCTTCTTCATCAGGAATCTCTATACCAAAACATTCCTCTAAAAACATGACAAGTTCTACCATGTCCAGACTGTCAGCATCTAGGTCGATAAATCTACTATCCCATTCAATAGAATCAAATTCAACTCTATCACCTAGAGTTTCCTTAATAGCAAGACGTGCTATCTCTAGCATCATTGGTTTAGTAATCTTTTTAGACTTTTTTAGAATGTCTTTGATTTGTGCGTATGTGTGATTATAAGACATTAGACGTAAATTACCTCATCAGATGGGACTAGTTCACGCACAAGGTCAAGGACTCTCATGAATTGATCCATGTCGCAGTCAACCTCTTTGCGGTCACCTGTATTACTTATTAGCACAAATTTTCTTGATGTGATATCAACTACCACTTGTTCGAGGGTTTCTAGTTCTTCGTTATGCATTAATAGGATGCGATGATAAAACTAGTATAGCACGTGGTTAGGACTTTGTAAAGTAGGTAGTGTTACCCGCCCTAGCAGCACGTCTGATAGTCTCTTCGACCTTACTCATTAACTCAAGTCCTGCTTCTCTGTTTGCCTTCATATTATCCATTGCTTTACCTGTTGTATCTTCCCGCACCATTTCTTCGACGAAATCGTCTAAATGTTTTGCAAGAATACACTTTAAAAATTCTGCTTCCTGCTTACTTACTGACATGTGATGTTGTGTCATTTTACTCTGTGAACTCTACTATCAATTCAAGTATATTGCAGAAGCATCAAGATCAATGTTTCCACCCGCGTCAACATCAATGTTGCCTGTGGCATCGCCTTTGATTGTTCCTGTGACATCTAATTTATATGCATTACTATCAGGTGAGGAGATCATTCCATCGAATGCACCTCCGTTTATACATGATTTAGATCCACCATCTACCTTAGTAAAGACTTTACCACCAACTTGTGTTAGTAAGTTTCCGTCTACTTTTTCGTACCTGCATCCTGCTGCTCTAGTACGAACATCTCCATCACTATTGATAGAAAATGTAGATGACTCTTTTAGTATTTTGACTTCATAATTACCCTTTACGTTCTCTTTAACAGAACCGCCTTCACTCAAATCATTTTCCAAGAACGTTGTCTTGTTTGTGTAGGCATTGGATTCTAACTTCATTTCATTCTTAGCTTGTATTGCTAAGTTTTCATCTGACTGAATAGTGCATACACCACCGACTTGCATCTGGTAGTTACCATTCACTCTATCAAAACGGTCACCTTCGACCTCACTATGCATATTACCCTCAACATATATGTTTACGTCTCCAATAACATGTAGTGCCATTCGGTCAGAATTTACATCCTTACCAACTTTTATAACAAGATTATGGTCTGATAGAATATATGTATCATTATACGATACTAGATTATTGTTTTGATCCTGATCTAGGTTCAGGAAATTGCCATTTGCATTTAGCAAACGTATATATTCTCCATCTCTGGTGCTGTTCATCTCGAACATATGACCTATAGATGTAGACTGTACCCAGTTCTTTGGATATCTTATTCTTAACTTAGGTAGGAGATTATTAACAATAGTCCCGCCTAAAAATGGATTAATAGACATTAGTAACCTCCGTAACCACCTTGCTGTTGATTCTGCTGCTGATTGTTATCAGTCTGCTGAGTTTGTTGTGTGGTTTGCTGTGTAGTCTGTTGTGTAGTCTGTTGTGTATTGTCCTGATTTACTGGAGTTGACACAGGATCAGTAACAGTTGGTGTAGACACAGTGTTAGTTGTTGTGCTATCAGTTGTTGTAGAGGTATCTTGACCGTCTACTAAATTAAATCCAGTATCTTGCAATGATGTATCTTCATCCTCTTTCGTAGATTTTATCATAGGATGACCCACACAGTCAATATATTGTGTTAATGGTAACACGTTAGTCTCTTTGATTTCTCTAGGACTTGTGTAAATGTAAGATGTGCTTAATCTCGCACCAGTTCCAGTTCCCCCAGTTGTTGATGTGCCTCTATCCTCTACAACTGGTTTTACAAAACCTAATACTGGCGTATCTATAGTTATATTAATCAATCTTCCATCTTTATCTGTGGTTGCTGTTCCAATCTGTTGCTGTTTATCACCAACACCAATAGTAATGATTGGATCTTTATAATTAGTTCCCACGTTTGTAATATTTACATTATCTAACTTGGGTATGATATCACCGCACCTTGAATACAATGCTTTTGCATCTTGAGGTATCACTAAAGTTGGGAACTTGCTATTGAAATTCAATGTAAACTCATGCCCTGATTTAGTTTTTAACTGCAGTCCTGCAACGAAATTTGAATTGAATGATGGGTCTATAGTTGCTATCAACATATCATCTTCAGAATAGTCTGTATCCACTACTTGTAACACATCAGGGTTTCCTTCGGTAACTTGTTCTAGATACTCTCCATCATTAACAAACTGCTGCAATCCTACCTTTGGCACTGTGACTGCATACTGTTCTTTAGGGCAGAAAGTATCAGCAGGGTCAAATCCATATCCTATGCCAGGATTGATAACATCAACAGACTCAACCTTACCATTTACGATATTTGGTTTAAATTTAGCACCACCGCCTTCTGGTTCATTGCATGTAAACTGTGCTTTGATCTGTGCTTCTAATCCAACACCAGATCCTTTCTTTTGCATGAATACGCCAAGTATTTGTCCTATGTCATCTATAATAGGTAATGCTTTAACTGGACTTGTTGACTTCAAGTTATCCCATACCATTTCTGGGAAGCATGGTTTCTTGTTAAGGTTAGCACTAGAACAGTTAACTGCTGAACTTGCTATATTACCACTTGAGTCATAGAAGTTAATCCCCTCAAATTTCTCAAGAGGTCCTCGTGTATCAAATGAATTTTCTGATAATCCAGATGATACTCCAATTGAACTGCTAAGATCTGATAATGAACCATTCTTAGTGTTAAATACTTTCTTAATTCCATTGCGATCAACCACTGGTACAAATCCATTCTTGGGTTTACCATTACCAACAACTGATACTGAATTAGGAGGTTTGACTTTATATTGATCTATTTGTTTCTGTGTTGCATCATTTCCTTTTGCCTTTGCACCGATACCAGTCTCAAACACAGAAGCACCAATAGCACATGACAAAGCACCATCACAGAATAAATCTATAAAATCTCCTACCTTATTAAGTAGATTCTGTATTTTTTGTGCTGCACCTTTGATAGCACCAGTGACACCTTTCAATATACCCAATGCACCTTGTATACTATCCATCAACTTCTTCATAATCTCACCAAGTAAATTTTGAACCAAGCATAGTGCAGTGTCTAATACATTCTCTACCAAGTCTTTTAACATACCTTTGATAAAATCACCAAGTTCCCCTAATAATTGTTTGAATAGACATGATACAAGATCGCCAACATCCTTAAGTTGCGTTCTGACTGCAGTATCTAACTCTGGATTTGGAATACTAAGTTGATCTAGACCATCTTGCACAAGTTTATTAGTCTCTTCCATGACCACGCCCTTGATATTTGCAGTCAGTCCTGTAAGTTTCTTTTGTATGCGTTGTGACATGATGTTTATCTCATAGTCCATGTCAACAACAGAACCATCTAACTTATTAATAAATTGATCTATATCATTCTTTTCTACGCCACGAGCAAACTTCATAAACTCAGCAAGAGGACCTTCTAATTTTGTAGCAGTCTCTGATCCACACTTACCATTACCAACTTGAACTGTGACCTTTTGTTTTTCAGTTGCTAATGCCTGTTTCTCACTCTCCAATTTTGCAGGACCACGTTCATTCTTATCATCAGTAGAATTATGCGTATGTCCATCATTATTTTTTGGTGCTTCATCTACACCAGTTTCTTCATTAGTCTCGATTGTACTGCCTGTATTTGGCGATATACTACCATCGTCACTATGATCTGGATACTCATAGTCAGGTGATACTAATTGTGCGAATCCTTCTTCTTTACCACCTTCTACACCATAACCTCCGCCAGGATTTTCATCAGCAAGAGTTCCCATAACAACAGGGATTTGTGCAGATGTGCCATCCATAAAGAACCCAATAACCCAACTGTTGATCTGCAATTGATGTATAGATCCCATACCTGATCTCATGGAATATATTGGTGGCATCAATACCTGTGCCCATGGCAAATCTGTTGTAGGCAGTTCTTTTCTATTTGGATTGTGATATCCTACAATTCTAACCTTTACTTTATTAGTCCAATCCCAGTCACTATAATCCCAACCACCTAGTCCAAGTCGTGATGATGCGTTCCAAAATCTTCTACCATCATTTTCTACTTGTCCAATCCACCAGTTGAACCCTTCTCTACCTATAAAATTAGCAATATTTTCGTTCATCATGCTTCTTCACCGTCCGAGTCAGTAAATAATGTGAGTTTGGTAGTCATCTTATCTTCACTGTTTTTATATGTTCTTTCGACTTTGCCTATAACCCATTTACCAGAGTTAGCATAGTCCTGTTCTCTATCTCTACCCCCTTTGTATATGTCTAATTGTACAACCTCACCAATTTCTAATGAATAATCTGATACTAATTCTATAGTGCATTTTTTATTGTAAAATAATTTTTCCCTTAATGAGGATTGTGAGAGTTGTTTTGTAAAATCTCTTGTGTATATTCCTCTAGTAAATAATGCAGAGTCAGATATTTTAGACATAATCCTTGTATATGTGGTACTCTTATCAAATCCTTTATAGAATTCTGGTGTTCTACGAGAGTTCATCAATGGAACACTCCTATAATATTTATTGATGTTGAAAGGATATTCTTGATATTTCATGTCTCTTAAATCTAATGTCATAGTGTTACTTAGATAAGAACCCATATTCATACCCGCTAATAAATCACATGACGATTCTACAGTTACTTTTGATACTGATATAATACCTTTATCATCTTCCTCTTCTAACTCTGCTCCCTCATGTCCTGCAACAATTCTAGTAACAGGTTCTTTTTTGGCGAAAGAATCATATGAAACAAAATGATATCCAGACCTTGTTTCGTAGAAACAGTATCCTGCAGTTGCAGAAAATCCACTACCCCTTGCGGGTATTGCTTTTGCAGCTAACCACCTTATTGCTGTAAATGGATTCCAATATGGAGATATAAAGGAATACTTATTTAAAGTTGGTTCAAAATCTACAAGTCTATTTGGATCAATACCCATGAGATCTTGCAAGATCTCTTTCTTAACGATCCTATCTATTTTATTACCACCACCTTTACCAAATCTACGTGATATTTTATTAGCAGCGTTATTTAAAAAATCTGTTTTACATAATCTCAACACTGCTGATGACTTTCCACCTATATTTTTCCTATCTTGTATATCGTAAATAACAAAATCTCCACCTAATTGTGTTTTTCCTTCACTATCATCAACTACTAAGAATACGTTCTCCATACCTGTTAGTTGTGATAAGAAACCACTTTCAGTATCTGTTATCTGTACGTCCATAAGCATGGTAGCAGATCTTATATCCTCAATATAATTGACATATAACACCTGATTGGTGCTTACAGGAGGGTAGTCAGCAATGAAGAATCCAACTATATTAAAATTTGATTTCTGATTTACTGACATTAGAATTGTGATGTTGTATTGTATACGTCAAGGTAGGGAGAATCAAAAATCTCAGGTTGTGCAAGTTCACTACCTTCTTGTGGAGAAGGGGAGGGAGGAGGAGTATCCTCTCCAACTGTTACTCCTGCTGCAAGTGCAACTTGTTTTTCTGTCTTAGAATCTGCAGATTCTCTGTTTTCTTGTATAGTTTTATCAGTCAGTTCTGTTAAATTGACTGTCTGTTCACTATTTGGTGCGAATATATTTTTGATGCCACCAAATGCTTTCATACCAAGTTTTAAACCCATACCCATAGGTGTCATACTAAATGCTTTGCCAGCTATACCTTTCAAACCAGATTTCATACCAGATGCTTTACCAGCTAATCCCTTTGCACCTTGGAATATTTTGGTACCTGCATTAAATGCCATACCCATAGGTGTCAAATTAAATAGTTTCCTAGCAAGAGATTTACGTTTCTTAATAGGTTGCATTGATCTCTCACCTGTTTTAGGATCACCAAGTCCTATACCATCAGCAGTTCCTGTGAATGGTGCACGTCTTCCATATGAAGGATCTCCTGCTTGACCAGCTGGTAGTGCAAGTTGACCACCGCCACCACCTTCAGCTTCTGTATTATTACTCTTAAATGCCTTTCCTATCAAATTACCTAGCATTACTTGCCATCTTGGTTTCTTTTCTCCACTTTCCTCGCTATCATTATCTTCTTCATCATTCGCAACTTCAGAACTAGCAGCACCTAAATTAAATGCAGCTGCTAACTTACTAATATTTCTATTCAATATCTTAGATGATTCCTTACTTGGTGCAGGAATCTTCTCTAATAAATCTGTCATTGCAACAGCAGCAGATTTAGCGGGCAGTGCCAATGCATCGCTAAATGCTTTCTTCATCTTCTCATCTACTTCAAATTCATCACTAAGATCTTTCTTTACCTTATCTGTAGCATCATCCTCACTTGCTCCTACATTCTCTAATGATTCTACTTTAGGTGAGTCGCTAGGTTTAGCATATTTTGCAGGAACTTCTTTACCTTGTGATTCAAAGAACTTCCTTACTCTCTCGTTCTTATCATATATGGTGTTACCATCTTTATCTTTACCCTGTGCTGCGACTGGATCTGGAATTAGTGGGTCTAGTGGTTGTGATGTAGGTGTAGGAGGTTTTACTGTGCTTGTACCACTGACTGTTTCTCCTTCTGGTTTATTACCAATCGGTGATTTGGGTTTATCTTTTCCAAGAGACTTAGCAAGTTTTGTTTTATCTTTTATGAAATTACGTATGCCTTTACCTACGTCTGTTAGTTTATCAGTTGCTTCTCCAAACTTATCACCTACAGCATCCTTTGCCTGACCAAGTTTTTCTCCAGCTGACTGTGCAGCCTTACCTGCTTTATCACCCAATAACTGTGCGTTCTTGCCTATAGAACTGCCTACATCCTTAGCTTTATCTCCTACCTTTGTAGCAATTTTCTTAGCACCATCTGCTATCTCACCTAGTGGAAGTCCAGGTTGAACCTCAGCTGACTCTAGTGCTTCAACCTTATCTTCTAACAATCCAACACGTTTTACCACACGACGTTGTGACTGCAGAGATCTCTGCATCATCTCATGTGATACGCCCTTATCTTGTTTATCGGAATCGCCAGGTAATTTCATTTAAGTTCTTACTACTCCTTTGCCCATAGGATCAATAACTGTTTTTAAGTCAACCTTTTTAGTTGCCTTTGCCATCAATGCAGGATTCTGCGGTGATGGTACATATACAATTTTAGGTTTGCCAGGTATAGGAATTACGTTAGGAGTTCCTTCACCTCCACCTGTTCCTTGTGTTACTGGTTCATTATTTAACATTTGTTTTGAGACACCTGTGCCAGGTGCTGTAATAGAAGATCCACCTCCACCACCTTGTGCGGGAGAAGTAGAACCTGATGAGGGTGATCCTACTGGATCATCAAGATTAGGAATCCACTTATTTTTGCCAGGTTGTAACCATTTATCGTTAGGTTCGTTGTTATAGTAATCAAAGTGAACTGGATCTCCTTCACCCTGCCATTGGAAACCATACTTCTTACCATTGTCTCTCATCCACTGGTTTGCTTTTGAATAGTAGTCAATATCAATTGCCCAACCTTGACCATGTGGTGACTGTCCTACAGGTGCAGGATTTATGGCGTTTTCATCGCCCGCTTCAGCTGCGTCTATTAATGCTTGTTGTTGTTCGGGACTTCTATATGATGATGTCACACTCATAGGTAAGTTGATACCATCTTTAGCAGCAGCATTTACTGCTTTTTCCCACGCTTTTTGAGTAGATGGGTTCAATATAATTGGTCTACTATACATGTCTTTAGTAGGATCAGGTGCTTCTACACCACTTTGTTGCTGTTCTGCTTCCTTTTGACCTGGCAATACGCCCATGTCTTTAGCAGCAAGTGTGGCATCTAAACCTACAGATATAGCAGTTCCAACGCCAGGTATTGTACCTGCAATACCAGATGCTGCTTCTAGCATTGCACCTTTAAGATCACCTGACATCAATCGTTGTCCTGCAAATAATAGTCCTGCACCTAGACCTACAAATGGTATTTTCTTCAACAGTCCTTTACCTAGTGCCTTTGCACCTACCTTTGCTATTGCTTTACCACCTACCTTTGCAGCAACTTTCTTAGCACCTTTCTTTAATAATGCTGTTCCCGCTTTACTTGCACCCTTGACTAGTTTTGTACCAGACTTAGCAACCTTACTGGCACTCTTCATTCCTTTCTTACCAACAGCAAGAACGTTTCTAATTTTTTTTCCTACTTTTGTTTTCTTTAGGAATTTTAATCTCTTACCTAGTTTAAGATTTTTAAGTTTGCTTAGTTTACTTAAAAAATTAAGTGGATTACCCGATCCTTTTGTTGGATCTTGTTGTGCTTTTTTCTCTTCTTTTGGCGACATTGCACCGCCACCTATCATTTTCTGTCCACCCCACCAATTTAGTGTTGATTTCAATCCAATTTTCTTAGCGGGTTTTGCTGTATCCGATATACCAAATATTGCTTTTAACTTCTGTGCCTCTGCCATGACACCACCTCTGGCAGGAGATGCGGGTAGTTGTTTTAAGAATCCTATAGAAGAACTAATAAGAACTGCTGCACCTTCTTTATAAATTTCGTTTACTGCTTCTCCATAATTCTTGACAGGAGTTACTATCTCAGGTTCCTTTTCGCCAACCTTTGCAATAGTTGGGCGTTTTACGAGACCACCCTCTGCTAATTCTACTTCTACTTTATATGGTAAATTCTTTTGCTGTGCTACTTTTGGTATTACCTTCTCTATAGTTTCTACTTCTATAGTTTCTTTTGTTTCTTTCTTCTTTATATCATCTGCTGCTTTATATGTCTCTGTGCCACTCGCAAACTGATTGTTAGCATCACTAACGGGAACTGGTACAATAGCAGGTACGTAATTGCTTTGTGGACGAACAGCACCACTAACCCCTGCAAACAATTCTTGCATAGAGTTTTTTAAAAAATTAGCGATTGCTCCTTCTTTCATTAGCGTCGGTTTTCCTCAGCGATACGGTCTCGTTCCTTTTGTAGGTGTTGTGCAAGCATATTTACATATACCTCACGTTCCCAAGGCATCATATTTTCAATATCTGTCAAGCTATATTTATGGTGTTGTACCAGAGAAAAATTAGTTTGATAGAAGGTCATGATGCCCTCGTGAAAGAGGGCTATACGAAAAAATCAGATAATCCTTCTAATACAACCTCGTTAACAACTTTAGTTTTAGGATTTTTTACCTTTAATACATGTCTAAGAGTTGGCATTGTCTCAAAAAACGATTGTATTTTTTCAAATTGATTGTTAGTTAGTCCCTCAACCCATGCCTTTGACTCATCGAGAGAGTCAGAAGTAAAGTCATCCTCACCAACATAAACTCTTTTGATGCATTTAGCCACAAGTTCGTATTCATCGACCTTTTCATCCATAAAATTAATTTTAGCAAAATAATCTAAATCAGGGTATTGCATTTCAATAGTTAGATCATTATCTAACTTTATAATATTAGTGTGACCTTTTGGAAAATTGACTTTGACATCATCTACCATAAATTTTACATCTACAGTTGTTTCTTTATCATCAGCACATGTGACTCTCATCTCAATCTCTTCACTAATTGATCTAGCACGTATCTGCAGAAACAAATACTCAATGTCAAACAAAGCAAGAGTTGTCATATCTATCTTTGTAATAAGACATGCCTTTATAGTATTCGTGATAGCGTCTAATATTTGCTCTTGATCCTCGTTTTCCATTGCCAAGATCAATAATTTCTGCTCTTTGACAATAAATGGTCTATACTTTACTCTCTTCTTTGTAGAAGGAATTGTCAACGTATAGGTTGGCGTTGCAATTTCAGGTAATGCCATAATTTATAATTTCAGTATATTATATAGTAGGTCACATAGAATGCATTAAGTGACTATACTCATAGTAGAACCCCACTGTCACTTTAACAAGTTGAGCTGCTCCAGATGAGTATGGTATTGATGCTACAGTATATGGATATGCGTTTACGAGTCTCGCATTCCATGGATTAAAGTAATCTTCTTTCTTTACATTTCCAGTTTCATCTCTTTGTTCAGGTGATGATCCTTTAAACTTCTCTAACTTGTTTATGAACATGTCACATGCATAGTCTTCATAGTAGTTACATGCAAATGCTCTCTTATATGGTTGATCGTCATAGAAAAATTCAGGGTTAGCAGCGGATCCATTTTGTGTAAAATCTTGCCATGCTCTAAAAAATTTTAATGGTAGTGATGTTCCATCCATAAAGAAACTTAAATCCAGTTCGTTGTATACTTTGGCAGTTGCCATTTTTTGTGTAATACCTTTATGAACTGACTTAACATCAAATGCAGAATAAGTTACGCCTGGCAACTGTATCTCATTACATAACAACTGTAGATTCAACTCATCACCATTATCAGTCAACCTTAAGAAGTCCTGTCCAAGATTGTCCTCAAAGAATTTTGCTAACTTTGGTTTCTTAGCAAACGAGAATTGGTATAAATTAGATGCAGAAATACCACCAGACTTTCCAATAGCCTGCATGAAATTCTGTACTCCTCTTGCGGATGCCATAAATAACCGTATGGTTTGATATATGTATTTATGAAGTCTTACAAGGGAAAGTACAAGGTAATCAACTATAAGAAGTATATTGGTGATCCTACGGGTGTAATATACCGTTCTTTGTGGGAAAGAAAAGTAATGATTTACTTTGATAAGCGGAAAGAAGTCAAGCGTTGGTCATCAGAAGAAATTGTAATTCCTTATCGCAACCCATTTGACGGTAAGGTTCATAGATACTTTCCTGACTTTTATTGTGAAAGAGTAGATCCTAAAACTGGTAAGATAGTTAAAGAGGTTATCGAGGTAAAACCAAAAAGACAAACATTACCACCTAAATCTAAAGGTAAAACCCTTCTTACAGAGCAAAAAACCTACATCATCAATCAAGTAAAGTGGGAAGCAGCACATGACTATTGCGAAAACAGAGGATACGTCTTCAGAATCTTCACCGAAGAGCAGATTCGACCAGCTAATTACAGAACTAAAAGGAAATAAAATATCACAATCTAAACTTAGAGAAGAGGTATTTAATATATTACTAGATGATGCCACGGAAACACCAAGCACAGGTAAGTATTATACATTTGAATATGATCCTAAATTTGCAGATAGATTGAAAGAATGGGATGAATATCCACTTGTATATGCCATGGAATATAAGAAGAATAATCTAATCGGTGCAAATATACACTATATACGTGGTACAAACTCCCGATTAAAGGCACTAAATAATAAAAGGTTTCCTAAACGAACTTTACGTCAATATATACCGAAGAATGCAGATCGCATCTTTTTTGAGATAAAGGAGGATGAAGTGCAATTATTAAGTACACTACCTATAGAAAAATTTCATCGTAACAGATAATGGCTGAAACACAAAACACAGTTATTGAATATCCAGTTGGTCTTTCAGAAATACCTTTTGCTTCTTTTTTACAGATAGAGAAGTATAGTTATGATGAAGCACAGAAAACTGTGGCAAAAGAACAGAATGATGCTTTTGGTTCATTATCAAGAAGTCAGTTAGGTAATGCGATTGATCTTATAGGTAAAGCACAAGAAGGTGCATATGCATCTGGAGATTTTTCTGAAGGACAGAATGAAAGATTTAATGAGTTATATACAGCAAAAGACAGATCACAAACTGAGTTATTTTCTGGTGGACAAGTAAATATATACGATCCTAATGTAGATAAAAGTTTAATTGTAATAGTAAATGGTGAGGAAAAAACTATAGGTCAATTGCTGAAGGACAAGCAGGAGATGAAAGATAGACAAAGTAAAGGTCTAATGTCTAAGAAATGTATGTTACCTTTACCTAATGAATTTCAATATAAGTATGGTGCAGATTGGAATAATGAATTTAAGTTAGGAACACTAGCACTTGCAGCAGACGATGCAGGAAGGTTTCTTGCAACAACTGGAGCTGGTGCTGCGATTGGTGGAGGAAGTAGTGCACTTGCACAATATCTTAGCAATCCAGTAACAGGTGGTGCTCAAAGTAAAGTGTTAAAATCACTTGGAATTGATCCTACAAAAGTTGTTCAAGGTGCTGCAGGAGGTGCAGCAAAAGCTGCCAATTTATATGGTGTCAACAGTCCACTTAATCCTACAAACCTTGCAGGATTGGCAGGACTAGCACCTAATGAAAACTCAATACAGTTTTTCCAAAGAATGCAGGGTAGACAATTTAGTTTTAGATTTGAGTTAGCAGCAAGAAGTAAGAAAGAAAGTAAAACGATAATTGAAATAATTGAATGGTTTAAACGTGGTATGCATCCTGGCTCAAAACAAGGTAGAGGTAGTGCAGTATTACTTACATTCCCAGATGTGTTTGTATTATGTCCAAAGTTTGTTCAGTGTGATGAATCAGGCAACCCTGTAGGAGATCCAATACAACACCCTATGATGCCTAAGACTAAAATATGTGCATTGACCAACTTAACAATAAACACTACACCATTTGGTCAATTACAAACAATATTTGATGGATCTATTCCACTAGTAACTATGGAGTTAATGTTTATGGAAACAACAAAACTTACACGTGTGGATATGGAAGGTGCTTCATATACGGACGAAAAAGCATCAAGAGTTGTTGGTGTCAGAACATCAGAGGGTGGTTTCAAATCAAATCCAGATAATAAATTTACAGGAGTGGTAACTTACTAATGTTAAAAAGACTTCCCGATTTATTCTATAACTTTTCGTCAAGACCTCTTGACTCAGATTATTTGCTTGTCAAAAATATATGGAGACGTGCACAAATTCTTGTAGAATATAAAACACAAGTTACTCTGTTTACAGAAGAGAATGTAAGAGATGGCGAGAGACCAGAAGATGTTGCTACTAGATTATATCGAAATCCTTTTTATAATTGGACTGTACTTGTTATCAATGATATTACAGATGTATATGCTCAGTGGCCACGGTCAGTAACCCAACTACAAGAGTTTATAAATCAAAAGTATGATAATCCTATGGCAACAAAGCATCATGTAACCACAGAGGTTAAAGATGCTACTGATAATATTATTGTTCCTGCAGGAAAGGTTGTTCCATCTAATTTTCAAGTTGCATATTACAATGGATCTACAACCATTACAGCAACACCTGTAGCATCAGTAACTAATGCAACATATGAAACAGAGTTAAATTCAAAGAAACAAAATATACAAGTAGTTAAACCAGAACTAATTGAAGACTTTGTTGCTGTATATTATGAGATAGCAAATAAAGGTAAGAATCAACCTTCAGCAACGTCAGCAGCAGATATAACAATGGATTAAAAAAGACCCCCGAAGGGGTCTGTAAGTTCCGAATGTAGACATCGCACGAAAGATGTCATCATTATTTAGTCATCTTTTGCAAGTTGTGCAAAGTATGATAACGTATCCGTTTCTTCATTTACTGATGCAGGAGCACTAGCAACAGGTGTTGGTGCTGCCTCAACCTCTTCGTATGCTGTTTCAGCATCGACTGGTTTCGAGTAGTTACCCTTCAAAGTACTCTCAAGTCTAAACTTAAGATCTTCATAGGACTTGAACTGATCATCAGCAGTGAATGCTGCTAGACTATGTTCTTCTTTCCACAGTGCTTCCAATTCTTTGTCATTGAATCCACCTAATGTAGATGTCTCTGCAAACTCAGACTTGTCATAGTTCCAGAATCCTGCGACTCTAGTAATCTTTAACTTAAAGTCAGCACCTTTCCAGAAATCAAATGGATTTACTGGTGTCTCATCTTCAAATGCGGGTTGCATTGATTCCATAACCTTATCAAAGATCTTCTTACCATATCTGTATAAGAATACTCTGCCTTCATTAGAAGGATTTGCACTATCTTTAACAACATAGATGTTGCTGTAATAGTTTAACTTACGCTTCTGTTTGCGTGCTTGATCTCTTTGTGGAGATCCCTCTGCTCCTGCGTTCCATAGTTCTCTGTTGAGATCAGAAACAGGATCTTTTTTACCTAAAGTTGTTAAGGAGTTTTCGATATACCAACCACCAGGTCCTTGGAAGGCATGACTCCAAACTTGTGCCCATGGAAGGTCTTCTCCATCGGGTGCAGGGAGAAATCTGATTACAGCGTAACCATTTCCTGCTTTGTCCACCTCTGGTTTCCAGAGACGCTCATCAGGACCTGACTTAGTTTCAGTCTTGTTGAGATTTTCTGCTTTAGAAAGTAAGTCTTGAAAATTAGACTTCTTCAATGCACTAAACGACATGTGTATTCTCCGTATTTTTGTATTTGAATATTACTGCAATGCAGCATTACTATTTATTATAGCAGAATAAAAATGATTTGACAAGCTCTTCTGCTTTCTCCTCTCCGAAGATACCCTTAAGGTATCCACCGACAGGATCTAATCTTGTCATATAAGTATCAAAATCAGCATATACTGACGTATCTTCTCCATCTGGTTCTACTGCTTCTACCATCCTTCTATATGCATCGAGATATTGTGCAAACTCTCCTACGTATTGATCTACCTCATCCATCTTACACTTACGTACAAAAATATTCTCTGAGAAGTGATTACCTTTCTCAAAGAATCTATAGTCCTCTGTTGCTACTGGAAGGTTTGGATGTGAGAACATATAGTTCTCTGTAGGATGCTGAAAATCAAATACTATGATTACCTTATACTCAGCAAATCCCATAAGATCCATGCCAAAACAGGGCAGATTACTGCCAGTTTTAGGATAGAGGATGTTGTTGTAAATGCTAGACTTTTCATTGTAAATTTCTACCTCACGTGCTTTCAAAAAATATTTATGTTGCCACTCTTTCGCTACAAGAGTTGTATCACGTTTACCTTCCCAATACAATTCAGTATCAGGGGGTTGTAAATCAAAAGTATTAAACAATACTTTCTTATAATTTTGCCAAAGATTCATTTCTTTTGTTCTTTCATATATTCTTCTCTACCATCTTTAGTAAAGACTTTCTTCTCATAATCAAAGTAAGGATGTGGTTCAGCACTTACAACAGGGTCTTTAGTCCTATTCTTAATTACAATAAATCTATCAGCAGCAAATGTCCCTGCTAGTTGCACTTCGATGTCATCAGTGTCTTTCCAGTTGATATCACCATTTTTCTTGGTATGAAGCATTGCTTCTTGTATCTGATCAATAATCTCTTGTGTTAGTTTCATTTTTTAAATACACCTAATTTTGTTAGCAAATACAATGCTAGTGCTGTCCAAAAGATAACTTCTAGTCCTATGTTGTTCATTAATAAGTACCTCTGTATAACCACTCATCTGATTCATCCTCTGGAAAGTCATAAGGACCTTCAAGTTGCTTCAGATGTTCTCTTTCATCTAACACTTCATTGATGAGTTGTTTTAACTCTACCTTGAGTGCATCAGATATAAGATTCATTTCTCTGACCTGTAATGGCGGGATAGCAGCACGTTGCTCTTCAAGAGTTTTGCCAGTGTTGCCATCCCCAAATGACATTCCTTGAGTATCAATCTTCATGGTCATCCCATTGATCTGTTAAACCTTCGTTGTTAAAGAATGCTCTATACACTCCAAAACCCGCTAGTAGAACTAATATTACTAATATAGAAATACCAAGAGTTTGATTTGGGTCAGCGTTGTAATGCGGTATGAGAGCATTACATTTTGTCCATGTGCCAGGTAAAGTATAGACAGGTGGACAGGAAATAAACAACATAAGTTATGCGGGGCAAGTTGGAGGAGGAAGTTTTGGAAAACGCAATCGCTTTTTCCATCTCTCTATAAAATCTTTTATCTTTTTATCCATTATATCATAAAAATTATTTTGTGCAAGAACTGTGTTCGTGTTGTAGTAATTTAGTAATTTTATTCATCTTATTATTATATCTTGTAATATATGGTTCTTGAGTGTAAGGTATGTATGATTTCTTTGTCACCTTAAATTGTAAATAAGTATAGTCAAACTGATACCTATGACATAAACGATTTGTAGTATTACCCAATCTTCTATGTTGCACTATACTGTTATCAAATACTAATAAGTCATCATCATTTTCCCACCAGTAATCGTATGTATATTTTTCTAATCCTTTTCTTATTTCTGCTAATACTTTTCCTGCTTCTAAGTTAGACATCCCTTTGATACCTGTTACAGTATTAAAACTATAATGCAGTCCTTTGATCCCTGCAGGACTCTGTATGACTAGAGGTATTTCTGTATCTGGATCAGGGCACATATTCTTATACATCAAGTTATCCTGTGGATCATTAAGACCAGGATTTATCCTACCAGGCACAAAGTTATGGATAAGAATCATCTCATCTAATTCACTACGAAAACTATCACTTACACTGTAATAGTATGGTGTAGTTACCATAAAACCTGTAGCACTGTTAGTCATATTCTCTGCACCCAATAATGCAACTGCGGGTGTAAATGATATGTCACCACTTTCATTACTATGCCATAACAACTCACCATCAGCAAACATGCCTATGGGTTGTCCGTTGACTTTCTTACCACTGACTCTTAATGTATTACCTGTCTTTAGATTACAACCACCGACACGTTGAAACTCTCGTATAATTTTCTTCTCTTCGTCTGATACTTCTGTACTTGCTGTAATTTGATCTACTTGTCCATTTGCCCATGGATATTTGGCAAACAGAGTTGCTGCATAGTTCTGTCTGTCTTTACCCCATTTTTTTATAACTTGATGAAAAGATCTACTGTCCAATCCAGTAGACTTTATAATCATGACAAGTTTTTGCATATGCAACTTGCCAAGATCTATCCACTCACTTCGTGTGAGATGTTTGAAATCTATACCATCAACAAATATACCATATCCCTCAAGATTGGGAATATCAGTTATGCGGATCATAATATCTTATAAGTGCTCCTGTTACTGAGATCAGTACAACAACTCCAATCAATACCCAAGTCATTCTGGTAACTCCTTCATCATTTTTCTTACATTATCTTTTAGTTTATCATAAAACTGAGGACCTACCTCATCAGGTGGCATACCTAACATACTTGCTGCATTTTTTACCTGATCTACAAGTTGTTTTGCATCAGGATCATCAGATAAGGTAACACGCATAAACATGGTCTGTTGAAGTTCAATTAAACGAAGCATTTTGTCTAACTGTTCTCGCTTCTGAGGTGATGTCAACATCAGACCCATCTTGTTAATCTCCATATAGAGATCTTGCATTTGTGTTAATTCTTTTTGGACTACTTCTGATTGAAAAAATTTCATACGAATTGTGTTTTGATGATATTCTTATATTTACCTTTATCTATGCTAATAAAGGGTTCGTATTTCAACACCCTATTACGGAGTGGTTTCCATACTATATCCTCTTTGATATCTTTGTCAAAGTTTCCAACATACTGGAAGATCTTATTAAAGATTGCCAAAGTCTCTATGCTAATTTTACCACCTAAGTGTGCTTTTAGCAAGGGAGGGTGGACTCCTTCTATTA